ATTTATTTTTCCAAACTTCAATTATTACAGGATTCCCAGCACCTGCGGAAGATTCTGCAGAAGTTAGTGTAAATGTAGCAGGGAATGTATCGTTCTTTTTAATAACTGTCCCACCACTAGTACTAAATGTAACAGTCCTTGTAGTACCATCACCGTATAATTCTAAGGTAACCTTGCCATTTTTAGAAGGAACTGATCCATCTTCAGGGAAATTTAAAAAGTCAACGGTTATGTTTGCACCAATTCTATAGACTTGATAATTACCGTTTTGGTAATCAATAGTCAAAGGAGCAGTAATATTGCCTCCATCGAATTTTCTTTCGAAGCTATTTTGCAATACCGCACTGTAAATAATTCTATTATTAAAATCACTACCGTGAATTCCGGCTGCAACTTCGTCGTAGGCATCTAGCGCCAACCCTTCTGTAGCAGCCTGTAAAGCTGTAATTTCAGTGTAAGCGGTTAGTAAGCTAGTTTTGATAGTATCAAAATTATCTCTAAATACTTGTGTATCGTTATCCTGCCCTGCTACAGGGAAGTTTTCATTTATTGCTGCTGAGTTTATATTGCTGGTCACGGTAGTTTTTCTCCACGTTGCGGAAACGCAAGGTATTTATCCTCGATTTCATTGTTCAAGATATCTATTATATATCTATCTACGGTAAAGTCTATATTTTTAAAGTCGTAGCCACTAGAATTAATTCTAGAAATAATGCCTTCAGAAGTGCCCGGAGTTGCATAACATAGTACTAATGCTTTAACAAATCCTGTTTCGACAAAGCTATTTGGTTGAATGCTACGCATCCAAAGAGGTAAGAACTCTCGATCTCGTTCGCCGAGACTTTTAACTCTGCTTCGCATATTTTTGAAACTATTAGGAAAGATGCGTTGATGATCACTATCACTAGCAAAAGGAATATCACTGTCAACTTTAATTGAATCAAAACTTAATAGAACTTTGCTTTCGATTTTGGACGGTAATTCTATAGTTTTGCTAATACTCTTACCGTTTTTCTCGTATTCGTCGATTATTTCAACATACACAGCTTCGTAAATTGATTCTTGAGTGTTTATATCTTTTGCAACTGCATACTTAACATCACCAAATCTTAACTGTTTTCGATAATGATTCCTACTCATGGCCTGTACGTAGTTTACGGCTCCTAGGCTTTCTATGCCGGCAAACACTAACATTTTTAATTCTGCTTGAATACCAAAGTTAGGATCACCGTATCTATATATTTCCGAAGTCTTGAAAATATTAGAATTGGTAATAAAGTTATACCATTCTAATCTTTTAACTTTTGGTTGAAATGCTTTAACATACAAATTAGCGAAAGTCTTTGTGTTATTGGCAATAACTATTACAAAGAATGTTTTTAAATTCTCTGCAAAATTTGCTGAGTCTCTTGCTTTAATTGTAAATGTAAATTTCTGATCAAAACTAGTTTCGGTGGAATCAAAAGTAGTATCAAAAGTTATTGTGCCAGATGAGTCTATCAACGATGAATCTCTGTCAAAGAATCGAGTTAATCCTAATCCAGCTGAATCTGCAAACTGTTTAACTTTTCCTTGAATAATACCAGTAGATAACAATCTTAATCCCGGTGGCAACACACCACTTACTAATTCATATGCTACTTTACCACCATACAATAAACTTTTTGCCTCTACTTTCAAAGTGCTTGATTGATTTGGTTTAATGGTTCCTTGATCTTGATCAGAAATCCATTCAATGGCACTTTCAATTTCTCCAATGATATCAACTGTAAATGTTTTTTCAGAAGTACTTACGCCAATATTCCAGTAAGGCCCATTGGCAGGAAATACATTTCTATTTTCTTGTAAACATACATAGATAAATCCGTTGTATCTAACAGCATCTGTTTGATAATAAGTTACAGTACTAGACCAGTTTCCAACCAATGTATAATTTTCATCAGCTAATGTTATTGGAAAGTTCACCGCCTGCATGGTAAACTGATAAGTTCTAGTCACCGCGGCCTGATAAGGAACCTTGCCAGCAATTTCACCTGTTATGGTATCGAGTACCATGCCTGGAGGTAATATACTATTAGATCCGTCTGGATTGGTTGATAACAAGAAGTATGTTATAGTTCCTGTTAAACTAGGAGGATCGTAGACATCTAAGTAGATAGTTACATAATTATTTGCACGATATCTGCCTAAATCAGATTCGGTAATCCATATAGGCAAACGATCTCCGGTATTGTCTGCTTGGAACAAATTAGTATCCACTTGCATGATACTATTATCGGCCTGCAAGAATTCTTCAGTAACTACCCAAATTTTAAACAAGCGACGAACTTCATTCAAGCCATCAGTTACTGCTACAATAAAGGCATAGAATCTACTCAACCTTCTTGGACTTCGGCTAGGCTCGTTGTAGTCGTAAGTTGTAATATCATACAAATAAGTGTCAAAGCCATTAGATCTAACTTGAGAAACATCCAATGGAGTAACATCAAATCCGTTGGTATCGTATGCCCCGGTTGGATTTTCTAGATAGTCAACAGCAAATACCGGATCAGTAAATCCAGAAATTATTCCTGTAGTGCTTAATGTTAATCCCGGAGGAAGAGCACCGCCTTGAGGAACAAGATAATATTCTAACGTATCTCCAGCGTTTAAATCAGTATCGTCTGCTTCTAGTTGAAAATTTACATATGAATTATCGAGAACAAAATAATTGTCATTATCGCCTACATTTAAAAATCCTTCAGTGGTAGTCCAGGTAGGAACATCTGAGCCATCAACAGCAAGACTAAAAGTTCGATCTTCAATATCAACCCCATCGTCTGCTCTAATGACAAATCTACTAACAGTAAATCTTCTTACTTCAGTAGGACTGCCTTTAATAGCATTATCTTGTAATCTTAATCCTCGTGGAAGTTTCCCCGCAATTAACTTATATGTTACTGCGCCAATATTGGAAATTGCAGAAATAGGAATGTCGAGGGTTATTCTTTCAACGATGATTCCTAGACTACCGATAGGTGTAACCCAAGTAATGGCCATTTAGATATCCTTATAGTACACCGAGATCTAAATCAATAGTTGCCGGAAGTGTAATAGTTCCAAAATCAATGTTAGCTGCTGCTAATGCAAATTGTGTAGAATATTCAAAATTTCCAGCAATTGAACCAAAATCAAATGTTGTTAGGATTTCGGTCACTGGAATTACTGTGTCTATAGAAATAACACTTCCGTTAACTACAGTTTCAATATTCTCCCCACCATTTTTACCTGCCAGCGTTATATTGATATAGTCGTTGCCCAATAGTGTTCCGCTATTAGCATCGATCCTAACAAATCCGTCGGGCTGTTGATTATTAATAATTAAAGAATTTGATAATTCTTCAATGAATATTTTCGTTCCTGATACTAATTTTTTAAATTGTAGATTAGCACCTACTTTTTCTTTAAATACACCTGCCCCTACAGTTCCGATATTTGACGCAGTAATAGTTAAACTAGCATTTAATTCGCTAAAGTTAGAATTAACTTTTTCAAAGGCCGTGCGTAGGTTATCGCCGAGCCCGTCATTAACTACATTGCCAACATTAATTGTTTGAATTGCCATAATCCGCTCTCTTTTATATATTTAGCCAGTTGATCTACAATAAATACCGCATGAGTGTAGACGCAGATAGTGAATATTGGACTAGTTTGAAATGGCCCGCAGCACCTAATCTAGACGATTATTGTGTATTTGAAAGCTATTGTACAGGGCGTGTGTTACTGTTAGGTAGCACTAAGTTGTTGCTTCCCTTGGTAGACGAAGCATGGGATATAAATCCATTATATGACGACGCTAAAATCAAAGCTAGGGATTGGTTTAATCTAAATGAACATTGGGATACTATTATTGTAGATGGCGCACTCAGCTACGGCAAGGAGTTTACACATCAACTCTTGCACATTGTGCTTAAAAACTGCAACCGCTTTATTAGCCGTACATTTTTAAATCCTAACTGGCCCACAAAGTATGCTGTGTATTTCCCCCGTGCAGAAGAGCTAACTCCTCAACAACTAGAACACTCTATTAACGAAGTTTATACATTTTACATATGGAACAAATAATATTAGCCATGTACTCGGGCGGCTTAGACAGTCTGGGTATGATTTATAAGTTACTTACAGATCCTGCATACAAGGACTATAAGTTACACATACATCACGTACACAATCAAAATGTAGAGAATAGAGATCGAGCCGAAGCTGTTGTAGTTCCTATGGTGTTAAAAGAACTTGAGCGATTGGGATTTAATTTTGTTTATAGCGAAAGCCAAATAGCGAGTCAGCCTTATGGTCAAAACTTCCTATATGATTCTGACACTATAAATTTCTTTGCTGGATATATTTGTAGTGCCGATCCCGACATAGCCTATGTCGCCATGGGCATGCAGGCTAGTGATACTAATCTAGCATTAGAACTAAGACGTAAACGTGCTGATAAAATATTAGCAGCATTTACAGATGTTAAGAAGATTTACCCTGTACTCGACTTAACCAAGCGTGAGATATACGACATGCTACCAGAGTCATTGCGTAATATGTTTTGGAGTTGTAGACGTCCTGTCTACACAGAAAAAAGTATCGAACCTTGTAAAAGATGCGATACTTGTTGTAAGTTAAAGGACCAAGGCATTCGCTAATTCTAAATTAGCCTTTTGCTCGAGTCCTTACTCTAGGATATACAGATCCAGATGTGGGCCTATTTTTAAATGTAGCCCTTGGCAGGCAAGGTCCGCTAATGGGTCTTTCTAATTTATAAAATAGATATCGATTATTTCCGTTATCGCCAAACCATTGATAGTTATTGTAACTTGCTCCAGAGGAGTTTACATGATTTTTCTTAGAATGTGTTATCAGATAAGTTAACGCTTCGCTAGAATCTAGATTTTGATTCTGCTCAGCATAACAGGCTAACAGACCACATACCTGCGGTGATGCCATACTAGTTCCAGAAATACTACCTAGTTTATAACTTGCGCTTCTAGGATCATTTACTAGTGTAATACCAAATTCAGCAGCGGCAGTTGTGTTGTAGACTGCGGAAACAATGTCAGTTCCCGGAGCCCATATGTCAACTCGATTGCCAAAGTTACTGGAATTGTTTTTATATTCTGCATTAAGGCTACTGACGTTGCCCACAACAATTACCCCAGGTGCTACCGCAGGGCTTGATCCTTGAGAATGAATATAAGTGAAACCACTAATATTGATACTGTTGTTGTAATCTTCACCACTTGCATATGCTGAATTCCAATAACTGTTTCCAGCAGCCGCTACAACAATAACACCATCAGCTATGGCATCAATAACGTCAGCATTAAGAGCAGCATAGGTATAGGGCATTCTATAAAGATATGAGCCACCCGGAACAGGAACACCTTTTGATTCTAAGGCTACTTTTTTGTCAGGATCTGCCATGGCTGATATATCTGTGTAAGCACCTCGATAGGTAACGCCATTGATTGACGATAGTAAAATATTACCATATGAATAACCCCAACTGTGATTGGTTATAGTTGGATTTCTTTTTCCAGTAACAGGGTTAATGGCTTTATTTTTATGAAAAGCTCTAAGATAATCAAAGATATAAAGTTCCCAGCTGGCAGGAGAGTTTGCACCAGCGTAATCAAATTCCATATTATAGATGTTGGCATCCCGTGCCCACCCCTGTGTATTACCAGCTACTGTTCCAGCAACGTGAGTTCCGTGATTGCTAGAAATGTCGGTGTAGTCATAAGCACCAACAGTGCCTACTCCAACAATACCACTTAATGAAAACCAATTATATTGATTAACTCTCGATCCACCCGTGCCGTCTACATTAACTGCAAACTCTGGATGATTGGGATTAATATGTGCATCGACAACAACAACATCTACATTTTTACCAGAACTGGTTGTAGTTACCGTTTGTGTTGTCTGCGTAAATGATCCACCAGGTCCCCAACCTGCTAGTGTATCTCCTGCTGCTATTCTATACAATCCCCAATTTTTATCATTGCTATCAATGGTGGAATTTTTTTCAAAGTTTCCAGACTGTGTCCAGTAGTGTACAACTTCAATGCCCATGTCTCTAGGAGGACGTTCCACGGCTATTACTCTAGGATCAGTTCTTAGTTGAACCGCTTCCTCATCGGACAACATGAAGTGTGTGTTTCTACTAAGTTCTCTTAACTGTGTTATGCTAACTTGTCTATTGGGAATATAAAGATTCCCGCCAGGCGACTCCATATCTGCAATAATTGAATCAGCATCAGCCATTGTTTGAGCAGTAACAATGTATTCTTTTAAATCGCTCATATTAGACCTCAAGCTGTAACACAGTTAACGTAACCATGATAGTCGTTGTTGTGCCGCTTTTGTTTGTAACTGCTAACTGGATATCACTTGAAGGGGTGCTTTCGTTACTAAATCCTATAGTTCCCGGACTAATCAATACGGTTTCTTCTCCAGTGGTAATAACTTCAGCTATTACACCAGAACCTGGCGCTGGATCAGTTAATTCACTTCTTCCTGAATCTGCCGATCTACTAGCAGTGTCAGTATAAATTCTAACCCACGCTGCATGTGAAGTTTGTATTTTATACAATACATAACCTTTATAACCAGTTATGGTTAAACTTCCAGTAGCAGTATCTGCTAAACTAGCTGTAGTATTATCAACAGTGATACGAGCCCCAGTCCAGGCTGTTGTTTGTACACTACCGTTTGGAAATGTTGTACCGCCTTCTCCGTCAAATACCCAAGAATTATTTCCTGCTACTAATACTAGATCGCTGGCAATATCGGCGACATACCAAGTCCAGTTGCCGCCAGTTGTTATTCCCATGTCAGCATACGGAACCGTTAATACTTCGCCACCACCAAATTGTCCACCACCTGTGTGCCCTGCGCCACCATCAACTACTGTAAAGCTAGGAGCATGATAGTCAATTCCATTTGCGTTCCAATTAACATCGACCACAATATCAGTGCCGGGTATAGTATAATTAAGTATTGGTGCTGGAGGTACACTAACAAACGATACATTAGCAATACTAGAAGCACTTTGTATTACTATTACAGTTGCCGCGGCACCTGTAGCAGGTGTAACTTCTGATACACTGCTATTTTTTGGCAATGTTAAACTGCCATCATTGGCAAAGGTCCATTGATTATTAAATATATTAGTAGTGGCAGTATGTATGTTAACTGCACCACCTGAGGCCACTCCACGACCTCCACGAATCTCTACCGGACCACCAATGCCACCAGAAGCAGTGGCGTCCCCAGCGTTGAGATCTAAGAATCCGCCAACGCCATTGCCATCCTTTGCTAAACCTGATTCTAAACGAACATATCCACCACTCTGTCCGCCATTGCCACCACGTAGTTTAACATCGCCACCGTCACCGGTATAATTACTTCCTTCACCACCGTAGCCGCCCCAAATGTAAACGTCGCCGCCTTCTGTTCCATTTGTACCTATGTTTGAACCTCTCCAACCTGGCTGTCCTTGGATGACTAATCGTTTTGCGTATGGACTAGCCAAAGTAGTCGCTGGCCCTGTAATAACCACAGTGTCGTCTGTGCCGTTATCGGCTAACTGTAGTGTAGGACCAGTTGTGTAACTATCTGATCTATTTGCGTAATCTGGTGTAGTCTGCGTAGGGAATTCGATACTACCATCTGCGGCAAATGTCCATTCACTGGTTCCTACTGGAACATTAACAACAAAAGTACAGCCAAGAGCTCCAACTTCTCCACCTACGAGAGTTATAACATCACCAGCTGTGTATCCTTTGCCAGGATTAACTACGGTAATAGTGCTGACGTAGCCACCGATAGAAAGGGCATTTACAGTCAATCCCGAACCAGTACCGCCTGTTGTGGCTAGTCCTAAATATGTACCTATATTATATCCACCTTGGCTGTTTATGCTGGCAACAGTACTTACTGCCCCATAATATGTGGTTGTTACTTGTATAGTACCGTCAGTGTTGGTACGCACATTGTGATTATCAGTGCCCAAGATGATACTGGTTTCGGTTAAATCACCTGTGGTCAAATGTAGGTGATGCTCACCTTCATATGTAGGTGCGCTGGCGTTAATCAGTACTGATTCAGCACCTGTATTATCAGGGTCGTAGTTATTGTCTTCAGGTGACACACGAATTCTAAATTCATAGTTCTCGCTGATTAGTTCATAACCAAAATCGCCATCACCAAATTCATCTAATACAACTGTGCCCGACTCTGGATTTGCGAGTCCAACACCCTCTGGATAGATCCACCAGTAGAGTGTTTGATCGGCATTGGCCACTGACTCCACATACACATTGTTCAAACTGCTTGCGGACTGAGTGATGTTATTAACTGTTACTGTAATACCGTTTTCTGTATTTGAATAGTTTCCACCGCCTTTGATCACCAACTTCTGACTGGC